TCATAAATCTTGACTGTGAAGTTGTCGTCCGGCTGGTCCGCGCCGGCGCCTGGGACGGTGACCAGTCGGACAATCTCGCCCGTGTAATAGTTGGTTGTCTCGGCGTTGGTTGTCGCGACGGCAACCTTTCCGTCAGTGTGAGCGGTCCACTGCCAGGTTATTTTTTTGATAGGCTTATGGGTTATCTCGGTTTTTGTCACTGATGCAGCCATGTTTCACCTTCTTTTCGTATCAGAGAGAGGCTTTCACCCCTCTCTGTCAATTTACGGACATCAGGCCGCTACCACCGCGCCATTGGCTGAAAGCGCCGTCCAGAGGAGGTAGAAGTTGAGCACGCCGGAGTCAACCTGCTTGGCGTTTTCAACGTCGATTGAAATGTCGTTTCCGTCCGAGATGATGTATTCCCTCAGCACGCTGGCAAGTTCAACTTCGGCGTCCGGGGTTGCATCGTGCCAGATCTCGCCCGCTTCAATTGATGTGCAAGCAGTATCGGCAATCAGCGCCACGGAATTGGCGACAACCTGAATGTTGCAGCCGCCAGCCGATTCGCAGGCGGTTCCGCAAACAGCAACCAGTCGGACAATGACATCGCCCGTAACGGTGAACAGGGCAACATCGACGCCGGTGTTGGCGAAGGTCACGGTCTTCCTGACGATCCCGGAACCGATTCCGCCGCCCGCGATGAATGCGGCGATCTTGTCGGTTTCGGCCTTAATTGCAGCGACTTCCGTATCGATGTAGTCATCGACGGCATCCACTGCCGCTTTAACGGCAGCTATATCGGCCGACAGAGTCAGTCCTACGGCCGAGCCCAGCTCGTCTGTTTGTGCTTTAATGGCAGCTATGTCGGCAGACAAACTGGCACCCGCCGCCGCTCCCATTTCTGATTGCAGATATTCAACTCTTTCCAGCAAGGACCCGTCTGCATTCGCAACTACGTTGTTGCTGTCAAATGCGTTGTTGCTGTCATCGCTTCCAATTGCAGCAACGCTCTCGTGGACAATCAGGCAAATATCTGATGCCTCAATGGCTGCAGAAAACGCCGTGCAGGTAAAGGTTCCGGTTGCGGTGGCATAGTCCGTGATTTGTCTGTATTCCTGTTCGGGAGCGGCTGTGGCGCTGTTGGCGTTTTTAATGACTTGCATGTAATATTCATGATTGAAAAAGTCATCACCATAACCGGCCAAGGCAGCAATTACGACAACGGTTGTGCTGTTTGTGCCGGACGGAGCGACGCCCCATGCGAAATTTCCGGGAAGCGACCCGGAAAGTGCGGCTATGGCGTCCTTCAATGCCTCCTGCCGCTCAATCATCGAGCCGTCTGCGTTGGCGGCTACGCTAGAACTATCAAACAAGTTGTCGGCTGTGTTTGCGCCCAGGATGTTCCCTGGGTTGTCTTGAAATCCCTGTCCCATAAATACTCCTTCTGCCGCAAGTTCTCCATGCGGCAAGCAAATTGAAGGCGGTTATTTCTACCGCCTTCATGTCAGATCATGCAATAACTGAGGGCGGATCATTTCCCATATATCTCATTCCCGAGAGAATGGCCACGATGGACACATTCAGCGGATTGGCGACGGCGCTCAGAGCCAGTGTCAGGAACGGCTGCCCGGCGGTGATCCCGGACACGTCCAGCTCGACGATGAGCAGTTTGTTGTCATAATCGGCCGCCGACAAGGTCAGTCCACTTGACGATGCCTCGCTGGCGTAGTTGTCCGCGCCGGTTGCGGCTTGATCTGCGTCGGCCAGCCGGTACTTGAATGTTTCTGCCGTGGTCTGTGTACCGTCGCTTGCGCCAGACTTTACGGTAAGAGCAGAGTCGCCGGTGATTGCGCCGAACTGCAGCAGATATGTGACGTGGCTGAAATACTTGGTGTTGATGCTTTCTCCGGTCACCGCGCCGCCTGCGTAATCGGCCGGCTTGGCAATGAAGACAATGCCTTTTTCTTCGGATAGTCTCATGGTTTTTAGTCTCCTTTCAGACAAGGGGCGGCACTAACCGCCCCGGCAAATTTGGGATTAGCGCGCAGCCAGCGTGACGAAACTGGACAGAGTTCTGCCAGACGTCGCTTTGTACGGTGTGATTGCGGCCGAACGCGTGGGCTGTCCATCCACGCGATAAATCACGCGGAAAGCGGTCTCGTCGGTCAGAAACGCGATATGGATGGATGAAGCGGTCTGCATTCCGCCCTTGTCGGCCAGCAGATACTCGTCCAGGTCTGCAAGGACGATATCGCCCACGTCGCCCAGTTTTGCGCAGTGCTCGATGGGCAGGACTGGACGGCTGAACAGCGTCGAGAACGATTGTCCAGAAATGCCATTTGCGGGCAGATAGACCGGAACGCCGGCCACACCGGACGAAAGCACCATGCTGAACAGCTGAGGCTCCACCTCCTGGTTGATGTACCACACAGCATTGGCGCGGGACGAAGCAACCAGCCTGGACCACATGTTGACGATGTTCTCGAACAACACGGTATCCGCGGCTTGGCCCGATTCGGCGGCTTGCGTGACCAGGCAGCCGGCATTCAGGATGCCCATGGGCTTGCCAGAACCGTCGCCATTCATAATGGCGTCATCAACCATAAACTTGATTTCTTCGGCGAACGCCTGGGAAAGAATTGACTCTGACGCAGCGGCGTCCTGGAGCAGTTCGTCCGTGCTGTAATATACAGCCATCAACTTTTTGAGAATGAGCTCGATCTTGCGGAATTTCGGCTTCGTAGCGGTGACGCTTCCGGCTTCGGCTATCCAGCTGCCTTGAACGCCGCCCCAGCGAGATCCGGTTGCACGGGAACTTTCGTCAATTCCGTTCAGTTTGATGCTGTTTGAGTTGGCGCCGATGTTGATTTTGCGGCAGCGCGGGGCCAGGATGCCGGTCTCGTAGACATTCTTTAAAAGGTCAGCCGAAAAATCTTGCTGAACCAGATAGCCGCCTTCGCTCGGGTTGGTTTCGTTGGAGCCTGACGCGGCGTTCTGGATGGCGATGAGCCGGTTGTCCACGCTTTTGCCGGGGCCGGTGGATTTCATGATGGCCATCAGTTGCTCGCCGAATGATTTGAACGGGCCCTTGTGGTCGGCAGGATTGGGATAGACCGGATCGTTGACCGGCTTTTCGTCGCCGTTCTCGTCAAATTCCTTGCCGGCGTCAAGGGCTTCCTGTGCGGCAATCTTCGCCTGAATGGTTTTGATTTCCTCGGTCTTGGCCAGGATTTCGGCGGCCGTGGCGTCTGGTTTGGTCTGCAATTCCTGAGCTGCGCTCCTGGATGCAGACAGCTGGTTGAGCAGGTTCTTCATGGCTTTTGATTTCATGGTGTTTTTCTCTCCTTTTCTGCAATAAAAAAGCCCTTACAGAATTGCCTGCAGGGCCAGCTTTGCTTTCAGTACATCGACTGAATCGGGCGGATCGTTCTGTGGATGTAATTTTTGCAGCGCTACCATTCGCTTCATCGCATCCCCTGTGCTATTTAGAATTTTTGCTCGGTTGAAGGAAAAGTCGGACACTTCCGAGCTCGCCTCTGACATCTGTTCAACCAAGCCCGTTGCAAAACCTTCCTTGATTGCCGTTTTTGCACTCATGTAGGTTTCATCATCCATGAGCTGGCTGATCTTGGCGCGGGATCTGCCGGTTCCGATCTGGTAGGCATTGATGATTGTTTCCTTGACTTCATCCAGCACATCCGCCGTTTTCCGTAAATCGCTTGCATAGCCATAGACTTCCGTCAGCGGATTATGGGTCATAAAGATGTCAACCGCGCCCATCAACCGCACTTCGCCGGCCATGTAAGGAATCGTGGCCGCGCTCATTGCCTTCTGGTCTGTTCGGGTGGTCACCTTGCCGCCTGTCGCTTTATGGTCAACAAGCGCATTGTACATTCCCGCAGCAGCCCAAACCGACCCGCCGTAACTGTTGATGCGGACTGTGATGTCTTTACCGCGGTAGTTTGCAAGTTCGGCCTTGAAAGCATTGGGTGATGCTGCTTTAACGCCAAACCATTCGTATATCCAAGCATCTTCGTCGTCGACAATTTCACCCTCAATTTGTAGTTCAATCTTTTCCGGTTCGGTTTCGGAGGCGGCGATGTTTATAAATTTCCAGCATTTAGGCATTTACTTACCTCCTTTCACTGATCATTTTGTATATGTCTTCAACCAGGTTCGCGTAATTATTGGCTGCTGACTTATCATTAATGTGAGCACTGTCGCCCATGTTGAGAGGCGTTAAATAGATGTCGCCCTGCGTGCCAATGTTGGGCAGATTTTCCAGACGGCATATATCGTTTGCTGACAACCATCCCCATTGCCGACCCATGGCATATGAATCGGCGCGTGTTTTCGAATCCCCGCGCAAAAGTCCATCAATCTTGGCCTCCACGTAATAACCGTTTTTCCGCTGGTCGGATGTAAGGATTTGGCAGTTGATCGAGTCTTCAAACCGCTTGAAGATCGGCAGCATGGTATACATGACGAATTCCAGCGACTGATGCTCGATGTTTGTGAACGTCGCGTGCTCCAGCAGTCCGATAAGGTGCTGTGGAACCCTGTAGATTCTGGCGATATCCTCAATCTGGAAATACTTTGATTCAAGTAATTGTGCGTCGATCGGGTTGATCGTGACCTGCTGCCACTTCATTCCTTCCTCTAGCAGCATCGGGATTCCAGAGTTTTTTAGCCCCGTGTAATTTTCTTTTATGCCTTTTTTCAGCCTGTCGTACGCCGGCTCACTAAGCGGACTTGGCGATTCAAATACACCGCTTGGCAACGCTGCGTTGCGGTAGAAATTGACTCCGTACTTTTCGTACGACACGCCAAGAAGTATTGACTGGGCCGCATAAGATATCGGAGACAGGCCGCAAACACCGTCAAATGAAAGATTTGGAACGTGAAGCACTTCGTTGCGCTGAAGTTTCTTTTGTTCCGACCCAGATCCTATAACATATATCAGCTTTTTGGTTTCCTTGTCCCGTTCGATCTTGACCGCGCTGTGATTATATGGATACAGTCCGAGCAGCGTTCCAGTGCCGCCAACCAGCCGATGACATACGGTGTTCCCGGAAATGTCGAAATTGGTCATCAAGGTTTCTTTAAAACCAAACGGCGACATTTCGGAGTTGGGGCAGCCATGCAGGATGTCGGCAATGGGTAAATCCGTAACCTGCTTTCGGCCGTCATCGGTTTTCTTGTACAGCAGCATCGGAACACTGGCGAACGTCTCTGCGCGGACGCGGACGCAGGCGGAGACGGCTGAATATTTCATGGCCATTTCCGTATCCACGGTTTGCTGGCCGGGCAAGTCTTCGCCGGACAGGAATCCCTTGATATATTCGTCAATGCTTCCGCTGGCCAGCACCTTGAGCCGGTTCTTTATGCTCAGCTTCAAACTATCATCTCCTTATGCCAAACTCCTCATTCCACGCTCTTCATACACTGACCGCTTCGGCTCCAACTTAATCGCCCCCGCCATCGCGTCTACCAGGGCGACAATCGGGTCTATGCGTTCAATCGACTTGTTTTTCATCGGTTTTGTGTTCTCGTTCCCGTCGGTCGCAATAATCACGTTCCCGAAAGTCCACCGTCCCAGCGGATTCTTTTCGTGCGAGATCAGCCCGGACCGGAATAGCCGTTCCAGCTCGCCCATGCCGGTTGACATGCCCGCCATCGTTTGAGGAATCTCTATAAATTTCTGCTGGATCTCGTACGGCATGAGCTGCCGCAAGATTTCCAGGTGCCACGGATCGCCGCAGTAGTACTGGACGTTGTACTGCATCTCCATCTTTTCGATGTGGTTTTTGATAAAGCCGTAATCAACCACGTCGCCCGGGGTAGCGTTGAGGTTTTTCGATTTTACCCAGTCACCATATGCAACATGGTCGCGGCGTTCGCGTTCCTTTATGTTGTCTTCCGGGATCCATGCATTGATCAGGAACCGCCAGTCGTCAAATCCTTCTTGTGGAGGGAATAGCGGGACGGCAGCGGTCAGGTCGATCTTGCTCGAAAGGTCAATGCCGACATAGCATTTTTTGCCAAGCAGGTCCGCAGGGTTCCAGTCGCGCACGGTTGTGTCCCACATTGTGATCGGCAGCCAGCCGATACGCTTCAGACTGACCCATTGGTTCAATCGAAGCCAACGGAACAGCTTTTCAACGGCGGGATTGTTTCTTGCTTTGAGCGCTTCCTGCCTGACTTTCTCGATATCGATCGATACGCCAAGCGACGGGTTAACCTGATACCAGACTTTTTCGTCGTATATGTCTGCATCTTCCGGAGCGCCATATATTTTGACATACCAGGTCGGGTCAATCAGCTCGCCGTCGCGGATCTTGATTGCTTGTTCGTGAATTTCCCAGCCAATCGACTGGCGGTCGGGATCGTCCCCAGCGGTTGTGATAACCCACCATAACGGTTCGCGCCGTGACGAGCCTGAGCCGAAAGTCATGAAATCCCACAGATCGCGCTTTTGCTGGGCGTGAAGTTCGTCGAAGATAACGACGGTCGGGTTTACGCCGTGTTTCGAGTACGCCTCGGCGGACAGAACCTTGAGGAATGTTCCGGTTGTTTTGTTGATGATCAGTTTCTGGCTGTCAACGACTTTCAGGACCTCCTGCAGATCGGGATCCTGATCGATCATCTGAATAGCTGCTTTGTAAACTAAAGCCGCCTGCTCTCTTTCCGCGGCGCAACAATAGATTTGACCGCCGGGACCATCACATACCAGATGATACAATCCCAGCCCGGCGGTTGTTTCTGTTTTTCCGTTCTTTTTTGGGATCTCAAGGTATACGTACTGGTATTGTCTCAGCCCGTTTTTGTTGACGGTTCCGTAAACATCGAATATTACTTGGTGCTGCCAGTCCTGCAAAACGAAGGGTTTTCCGTAAAAGTCGCCGGTCAGATGAAGGTAACTGATGAATTCAATCGGCTCAAGCGCTCGGTTTTTATCGATCACGTTCCCTCAGCCCTTTTTTGTAAGAATTTGCCGACGCCGGATTTTTCTTCTGTTTTACTCTTGGCCAGCCCAACCCTGGCACGCGATACCGGGTCGAGTAGCAGGATTTCACCGTATTTCTTGATCATCATCGCGGCGTTGTCCGCCACGGTCAGCCATGGGTTTTTCTTTGCCACGGTTCCGGCCATATAGACTTCTGTCGTTTTTCTGACTTCCAGTGTTGCCTTATGATAGGTGACCACCGCCTCGCAGTAGATTTCCAGAGCGTTCAGGTCCAGGTCGTTGATGATCGGGTCCTTCAGTTCGCCGTAAAGCTCCGTTATCCGCTTCCATTCTCTTTTCGCGCCCTTGCTCAGATGCCTCGGACATTTCAATGTTGCGGTTTGTATGTCTGGCTGGTTTGCCTGTCTGGCCTTTAATGTTTCTGCGGTGAACCTGTCTTTTTTGTTGCTCGCGCTTATCACCTGAAACGGGTACGGTCTTCGTCCGCCCATATCATCACCTACTCATAACTGACTATTCCGTCAAAATGTTCTCGATAGAACTCATAAATATCGCGGCCTATCGAGATGCATCCGTTCTCCTGCCGCGGATTCGTGTTTATGTTTGCGCTGGTTTCAATGCCGAAATGGAATTTGTCTCCATATCCGGCGAATATTTTGGAGTGGTTCTTGAAAACCGCCACTCTGCCGCCGTGACTTTCAATCACTTCTTTCAGCAGAACGTATTCCAATTGATATGTGCCAGGGAATATCTCTCCGACATAAGCGTCGATTTTCTTGATTTTTCCCGATTCCAGCCAGTCTTGCATCTGGTAGATGTCTTCGCTGGCCATGCACCAGGTGGAAAACAGGCAATAGTCAAGATCCTGCTGACGCAAAACAACCTTGAGATACGACAGCGCGTCGATGTCTCCGCCGGTGAGGACGTGGTACGAGTCTCCGTCTTGGAAGTAGAAACCGACCAGGTCAAGCAATTGTGTTTCGGAATATGCCCGGCGGTAAA